ACTTGATTAAAAGCTACTGGATTAGCTGTAGTTGCGACTGGATTATATACCAAACGCAGCCTGCCTCGATGGTATTCGGAACAAACAACTTTGAAATGAAATTTAATACTACCCTGCCAAGCCTCAAAAGGACATGATGCAAAAGCGAGTGCAGTGGAATGGATTTCTTGCAAGGGATCAACGTTTATGGTATCCACACAAAAAGGTTGTACTGACATAGATGCAAGCAAAGTATCTGAAATTGCTGACTCTGACCAACTAAATTGTTTCCAATAAGTCATGCGTGAAGCTATGGAATGTATAGTTAACTCATCAGTACCACCCAAACCCATTGTTCGTGTGTCAATGGATAATTCATTTTTGGAATCCAAAGAAAGCTTGGAAATGTTTTCGGGGGCATCAGAATTTACAAGGTTTCCACATATGTGTGGTACATAAGAGTGAGTGTCAGACATGATCTGTGGTCTGGAATACCCAAAAATGCGTGCTATGGCTCCTAGTTTGCTGGCAACCATGCTAGTGGCCTTAGCATAAGGTGCTACATAGGGCACCATGCTCAATGCATTAGCCGCCTTTGCTACAGCTGATGCTGGTTTACTGATCAATCCATTTGTGGAAAACTCATCATTGCTTGACATATTAGATCTAGCCTGCTGGGTAAATGGTTGGGCAAATCCGAACTTGTCCAACTTAACAGGAGCACCTTTACCAGACTGCACAGTGGCAGTAGTAGGTATAAGCAACGACACGTCTTCGGCCCATGCAAATATGGAAACAGTAATGGGGTCTGTTCCACCGTTTGCATGGCGTAACAAAGCAAAGTCATGTATGGTGCATTCACCCATAAATGAGCTCCAGTTGGGTTGAGTGATATCCAGATAGTTTTCTGGCCATATGAAAGGTAAACACATATGACCACCTTCAGAAGTGCACGGGTCCAATAGTATGTGAGGCTTATTTGATGCAGCTATCAAATCCTGTATAAAAAATCCTCTATCCTTGGTAACGTTGTCATTAATGGTGTATGGATTATATGATACAAGTGCTCGACCATAATAAAAAGAATTACCATTAATTAAAATCTTGAGACACAATCTGCATCTTAAGTTTCTAAAACGGTTAATCTTATCACGCACATCTGCATTACCAAAGAAAAGTTCCCAAGGATTGAATTTTTCAAACAGCTGTGTTCCCGGTCTCCACTGGTATTGTTTAATCTTTAATGGTCTTGAAAGAAACTCTCCCAAGCCAGCATCATTAAAACCAGTTAATTTGGAAGTACTGTCTGGTGTGGCCTTAACATCGTAAGTCCACGGCGTGTCTCCATCAACAAAATGAACATTCTCAGTGGTTGTGTTCTGAGAAACCTTGCTGGTGGAAAAACTGGGGCCGTCATTGGCTGACGACTGGCCGTTATTATTATTATTAGAAGTGGGCTATATTTAATACATGCTATCAGGGTGCCGCCCAGCATCACCTGATACCAATAACATTTGGTCGAGAGACGAACTCCCCAGTAAAAACTGGTACATCACTAAGGGTGTGTCATCATGTGCAAAGCTAACTCGTGCCACATAAACGTATAAATTATGGCAACAAGCAGTCATCCATATACACAAGCCTATTTTCAACTCTAGTAGTACAATCCCGAATAGGTCCGGAATGGTTGTTTTTAGCGTCTACCCAAGACGGATGGGTTGCCTGTCAACCCATATACTTGGTTTTAAATTTCTCCAAGCGTACATCATAATTATCATATAATGAATTCATTATGACTCCAGCCTCCTCATCCACCTCCACGCACATGTTTTGTAAATCAGCTTCCTCAGCTACCTTGATCATTTGAGCATGACGTTTAGTGAAAACTTCTCTCCCATGGTGAAACCATTCATTGAGTGCACCCTGGATATTTCCAGCCGCATGCTTCTTTTTACCTATAGTTGACTTAAGCACTGCGTGCAAACTCTTAAAAATTGAATCTTCATCTAATGCTCCATGATATAGACCTGTTTCTGGATTAAAAAGATTCTTTCTTTTTAAGAAATCAGCATCGGTGTCATTCATATATGCAGTAGGTTCAGATTCTTTGTCTGGCATGGTGAAAATGATGTCATTCTCTTCCAGAAAATTGGCAAATGATATGTGATTGAACCAATCGAACCCTTTCTTGACTGAACCTTTTGCATCGTCTCCATATGTACCCAACGCACAAACATCCTTGAACTTGGGAATTGTCTCAAGTGTGTAACCATTTTTAAGAGCTAAATGGGCAAAACCACACCTGAAATTCAAAATATTGTCAATGCAATTCACATACACAGTCATATTGTTACCTGAAGGATGTGAGCCGTTGTGTATGATCATGTCACCATTATATGCAACAACCGAGTAACTAATCTCAGTTGCAATACCACGCATGACAGTCAAATCGTCTTTACTGTAAGTTCCACACTTAGCGGCAACATCAATCATGACCTTATAACTAGCCATTATCATTTGGGCTGGCATCCTTAAATCAAATTTACTGTAATCACCAGCTAATATTCTATCTTCCCCATGCTGTTTCATGTGCTTGGCATATTCGTCCCATTCAGGCCCGTGAGCATTTATGCCAACCGCGCACTCTGAAACTTTTGGAAACAGTGACATAAGCCTTGCTAGGGGAAGGAAATATTTCCTAATCACAAGCTGGAAGGCCCAAGCCGCAGCCTGAACCAACCTAACTCTATCTTTACCGATCTTAGTTGGTTCATCCTTTCCAAAAATTTTGAAAAATGCATAACAACGTTCACCCCTAAGAAAGCAATCGATCATTAGTTTGGAAAGCTCAGTCACTTCTGATCTTATTTCTACGGGACATTGAAATTTCTCATAAAGTTCTGGGTTCAACCTAATAATCCATTCCTCCTTGGGACCTTTGAGTGGGAAAGACTTAACAGTACTTTTTGGAACAGCATCTATAAATCTTGCACCATCACGTCCACACATGACCTCCATACTATCCAACGGCTTGAACTCTCGTTGAATCCAAGCAATGTGTTTAGGGTGAGTAAACATTGTAACAAGATCCTGAGTGTAGTCATTCATGGCCCAAATGACATACTCAACTTTCATGCCCACTGAGGTATTGGCAGAATAGACCATGGATGCTTGCCATTGTCGTCTGAAATCAAATTTGGGTGAAGACCAATCACACGGCACATCACAAATCTTAAGCACTATATCAGATATAATGGTTTTCTCTACGCGTGATTTTGTATGGGATGACCTACCTATTGTGTTGCCCATGGGTGTTATACGGGAATACTTGGGCAGATAATTAAGTGGTGAATTTGGATGTATTGGGGCAGACTGATTAATGACCTCTATCCCATATTGTTCTTTGGGGAAAGTACCATTAGACATAGCCGTTAAGCAGGGCGTCTGGTCCAACACTGCCTTGAACTTTGTTATCATGTCACGAGTCACAGTTAAACACATTCCAATTGGAGTGTCTAACCTACCCAAAAGGTGAAAGCCTGCTATGCATGGTACGTCGAACTCACCAAGCAATACGCCCATGCATAAACCATTAAAAGTATTGTATGGTAATGCATATATATAGCCAGTACCACCAGAGTGTGGTTGGCTAGTCTTAAAAGATATAGTATGGTCTTTAAGCACACCAAATACATCCCTGTGCATGAAAGGCCCGCCACCACTGGTATGCGTTATACTTTGAGGAAAATGTTCAATGAGACTAGCATGTGGGTTCAGAAAAGGTGCATTGGCATAAACCAAGTCAACTCCAGAAATAATACCAGAAGTTTTTAAAGATATGTGGCCTTTAAAAATGGTGTTTAGTCCATCACCCTCTTTATGACGACACGTGACTTTGAGCTCAGTCTTGTTACCAAAAACGTGCAATGGCACAAGCATATTATTTCCATCTAAAACCAAACCGTCACACCTAGTGACACTATCGTCTTCGCCAACAAATGTTATATGATAAAGATTTTTTTGCAATTTTATGTTTCAATTGCTCTATAGTGGTAGTGCGTGCTTTATCACTTATATGTAGCTCAGACCATGCTGGTTTGACCCAGTCACTAGTTTTTGCATCCCTGGCCTTGACTTCTTCCTCTCCTTCTGGTTCAAGAGCGGACTGTTTGTCTGGAGCACTCACTGATGGGGGCACAAAATCAACACATTTACCATGCCTAAACTTCTGATAAATTGGATCTTCTTCAGGAAAAAAGGATGCAAAAAGTTTAGTAGTCTTAATAAAATTGCTTGCAGCCTTAATAATAGTGTAACTAAATAATGCAAAAGAGATAATTTTGACTGCCCTAAGCCAACTACTACGTTCTATCAGTTTATAAGTAAGTTGAACTCCATTTCCCATCCTATCCAAGACACTCATGCGGTCCCTATACCATCTTGTTATTAAAACGATGGCAGTACATGCAATGAAAATTTGTAGAAGACTAAATAACATCATAAATACACGATAAGGCAAAACCATGTGCATCAAAGAAGTAACAATCACGTCTACTAGTCCTGAAAAAACTAATATGTTGCGCAGTTGGTGAGTAAGGTAAGGTGCCCACAACGCCCAATACATTCTACGTGTGTACCTATGGCAAAAGAAACGCGCACTCAATCTGTCTCCTAGATCCAGGACAGCATTGGGCATGTATTCCATTGCCGCAATTAGTTGGCTAAAAGAAGATTGGAAAGTAATGATATTGTCAGGACCTGCAAGACCTGGTATCAGGCTCCAAAAAGAGTTGGAGACAGCCTGTAACTCAATGTTCTCGTCATTGTTGTCATAGGTGACGCCAGACACATCATCCACCCAATGGGGCCCAAATTCATTGTCAGGTGGCAAAGTTGGAGAGGGCAGTTCTCGCATATCATGTGATGCAATGACACTAGTAGGTGTGGTGTCAAACCAGGGAGCAGGAGGTGGTAGAAGTGTAGTATCTGCCTGATGTTCCAAAACATCAGGATCAATTTCAGATGCAATATCTGACACTAAGTCACTGATGCTTTCGTCCGTACTAGATACACTCCCTGCCGGCATAGAATTGATAATATCCATACGTTCGTAAGTACTAACAGAAGGAGTCACTCGTAGAATGGGCTCAGGAGGCGCAGGTGGTATGTCAAAACCAGCTTTTGGGGTGGATTCAGAATCAGAATCTGGACAATTGCACATCTTTCCAGCCCTTCTGCATTTGTCACAAAAATTCAATCTTGGTACAATGGTTGATTGAATTTCCTGGAGAATACCTTGGTTTTCCAAATGAAATTCCGCTGTGTTGTAGCAGTACTCCATCACACTTTCAATATCAAACAGACAAGGGTCATCAGTGGTCTGTTTAAAATTTTTATCCAATGCAATAGTACCTGTAGCAGTTTTGCTAGTAGCCTGGAATATCTGAATTTCCCATACGTCAGGCATAGGATCTTTACCAAACTTAGCAAAAACTTTAGCACTATCCAAGCCTGCTTCCCCAGCTATGCGAAATTCCTCTTTCACGCGCACATCCAAATTAATCATCATCCTTCTATTTATGGACTCAGTGCAGTTGGAAAACATTGCTGAAACTTCCTCAATTCTACAATTACTTGTATAACAAGTAAGCTTGGGCCTATGTGGAGTGACTCCCTTACCCTCCAATTCGGCTTTGTTGGCGAACAAAGGTGCATTGTTGTTATGATCCACAATCTTCTGTGTAGGTGACGTCTTAAGCCATTCGGCTTTTGTGTTCAAAACATCATCCATGAAATAGGCATGTGTGCCACCAGTAACAGTAGAATCATAAGGGTCAGCCTCATTAATGGGAGCTACACGGTCTAGCTCATCGTCAGGAACGCCCATAAATTTGAGCATAGATGTTATTAATAAGGGTGACAACGTAGACTTGCCTACACCAGAAGCTCCAAAAATCCAAAGTGATAAGGGTTTAATTCTAAATTTCCCATTGGAACGTTTAGCATTATAATCAGCCTTCCACAATATCATACGATCAAGGCGAGTCTGAAAGAAATTAGTCTGCCATGGATTTTTGGCCAAGTGTTTGCTTTTCCTAGCCAAAACAATGGCTTCCTCCAAATGCTTGAGATACTTAGCATCATCCATAAGTATCTTCTCTCCTTTAAACTCGACGAACATGATAGGTAGGTTCATGGACTGTGCGTGAGGTGTTGCCTCCAACAACATCTCGTACAAATCATCGAATTCCTTTGCATGACTGTCATCAAACAAAAATTTACGAGGACTGCCGGTCAAAAAGAATTCATAACCACCAGATATGAAATATTCCAAAGAACCCAAAACAGCAGAAACTAAATCAGTGGCATTAGCATGCTTTCTTATGGTTCCCAAACGGAACAATTCAAAACCTTTGACAGAAACTTGGAGTCTCTTTCCATCTATAAACCCCATAGTGGCTATTATGGAAATTAACTCAGAAAACTTCTCAAAAGCAGGTGATTGTCTAGCTGCCTCCCAATTGTTAAGCCAAAGTGGTAAGTCCTCTATCCATGCAATTCTCTTGTCATTATTGTCATGAACTTCAGCTTGCTTGCTAAAAGGGTTAAAACCAAAACGCTCATAAAAATAGGAAACCTGTGATTTAGAAAATTTTAGGGCTCCTTTAGTGGTCCTTTGAGCTAGTTCTGGAATTATGCTATTAGTAGCTAGTGTGAGAGTGGCTATGATTTTAGAGGGGCGCTTCTCGCCTCTTAACAAATGCATCGCTGATGTTGCTGATGCCAGTTTAGTAATGGCAAGAGCTACAATATCTGGTTCTAAGAATTTCCTGAGATGTAACTCTAGCTCCTTGAAACGTGAAGCTGCTAGTGGATTGTCGGCTCTTTCCTCGAAGGTGTTCTTCTTCTGAAAAAGTGCCTGTCGTACAAATCGTACCTTTTTCTTCTTCTTCTTGGTTCCTGAATAAGACAAAGTACGATAGTACCTTTTGCGACGCTCTGTCTGCGCCGACTTTTTGCGCTTAATAAACTGCTGTCTGCGAGTTTGCTTGTCTGCGAACTCACTTTGGGGTGACAGCGGTATAAACGCATATATCTGAAATAACATTGCTGTTATCAGTGCCCTTTTGGCATTTTCGATTTTTTCTCCGCAAATGAATGACTTCATGGTTTTAAAAAAAGAAGGGCGTGCTATAAAAAAGTTCTTTCTAGCTAAATAAAATAGTTATTAACAAATTGTCGTATACAACTGGTCAACTCTGATGAGGGACAATTAAAAATCGGGTTTGCCTACCCTAACACAGCGGTGCACTGTGCCTGAAATTATGTATCATTTTGAGTGTATTCCGGTAGTAAGAGGATCTCAATGTACGTCTCGTTAAAATACCTCCACAGGTCGTAATCCCAATAATTCCTCTATCTCTAGTGCATGATTTCCATCTGGCTTATCCGGCCTTTCCTTAAACCAAGGACGCGGATGCACATAAT